GTTTTGCATCCACCCCCGGTGATGCCTACACTGACGTTTTGGTTAAGTTCAACCCCGGTGCACATTCGTACACGAATGCAACTGGCCTGTAAGGAGTAAATCATGGCTATTTCACGCGCACAACTACTGAAGGAACTTCTTCCCGGCTTGAACGCTTTGTTCGGGTTGGAATATAAGAAGTATGGCGAAGAACACAAGGAAATCTTTGAACAAGAGAGTTCTGATCGTTCTTTTGAAGAGGAAACAAAGCTGTCTGGCTTTAGCAGCGCTCCGGTCAAGGCCGAGGGTTCTGCGTTGGCGTATGACAATGCTCAGGAAGCATGGACTGCACGTTACGTGCACGAGACCATCGCTATGGGTTTCTCGTTGACCGAAGAGGCCATCGAAGACAATCTGTACGACTCGTTGTCCAGCCGCTACACCAAAGCATTGGCCCGCGCCATGGCCTACACCAAGCAGGTTAAAGCTGCATCGATCCTGAACCAAGCCTTTGCTGGTGGCCCCACTTATGGTGACGGTCAGGTTCTGTGTTCTACGGCTCACCCTCTGGTTTCAGGTGGTGTAAACAGTAATCGCCCGGCTGTCGCTGCCGACTTGAATGAGACTTCTTTGGAAGCCGCTGTCATTCAAATCGCTGCTTGGACTGATGAGCGTGGTCTGTTGATTGCTGCAAAGCCTAAGAAGTTGGTTGTTCCTCCCAGCCTGCAATTCGTTGCTGAGCGTCTGCTCAAAACTGAACTGCGTGTGGCTACGGCTGACAACGACCTCAATGCTTTGAAATCTATGGGTTCCATCCCAGAAGGTTATACCGTTAACCACTACCTGACCGACACGAACGCTTGGTTCTTGTTGACTGATGTACCTAACGGTCTGAAGCACTTTGTACGTTCACCTATGCAGACAGGCATGGACGCAGACTTTGATACTGGCAACAGCCGCTACAAAGCCCGCGAGCGTTACAGCTTTGGTGTCTCTGACCCACTGGGTATCTTTGGTTCCGCAGGAGCCTAAAGAAATAGAAAAAGGAGCCTTGTGCTCCTTTTTCTTTTAGTGTATATTCACACTACTCCGGGGTTATCCGGTGCATTAGACAGTCCCGGCTGACGACATACAGACTAATGCACTTTACTTGTATGTAAGGAAATATCATGGCAAATACCACCTTCTCTGGCCCAGTCACATCTACCAATGGTTTTGTTGGCCCTTACGCAGGTTTGACCGTCTTAACTACCGCCACTTTACCTGCTGCAGCAGCAAGTAACGTAGGACAAGTTCGTTTGATCAGCGACAACGGCGCGGGTAACGACGAGTACTGCTTGGTCATTAGCACAGGCACTGCTTGGGTTACGGCAGTTGGCGCGGCGCTCAGTTAATTTAGCTCACCCCATCACTGGGGTTTTATTGTTTTAAGGAGCTAAATTATGCAAACCGATGTCAAGTCAGCCGCCTGTGCCGCAGGCGCAAGTACCACTGCAGTGGCGTATCGCACCCGTCTTAAAGGATTAACTATCTCTTACCCTTCTGGTGGTACGGTAGTAGTTACTGACGGTAATGGCGGAGCCACGTTATTTACGTGGACTGCCCCTGCTGCTGCAGGAGATACTTGTGTGTTTATCCCCGGTCAAGGTATCCTCGCCAGTACCGGATTGTATGTAACTTGTGCTGCCTCAACAACAGCTAACGTCTTTTACGGCTAAGGAGCTATATCATGCCAGTTGATCCAAGAGTTGCCCAGATGGTCGCACAACGTGCAGGCCGTCCAATGCCTGCGCGAGCCACTGCTCGCCCAGTTCCACCACCAATGCCAGCCCAAGCACGAGGTGTGCCTCCAGCGGGAATGCCCCCACAAGGTATGCCCCCACAAGGTATGCCCCCACCCCCAGCGGGAATGAAAAAAGGTGGCGCTGTTAAGAACCTTTTTAAGGGTAAAGAGTCAATGAGTGAAGAACTCAAAGAAGCCAAAGCGATCAAGTCCGGCAAGATCACGCCTATGCAGTATGCCAAGGGTGAGAAGTCTGAAGACAAGAAAAAGGGTAAGCCCTTTGCTAAAGGTGGCTCTGTTCGTGGTGATGGTGTTGCCCAGCGCGGTAAAACTAAAGGCCGGTTTATCTAAGGAGTTGATATGGGACGCCCCACAAAACAAGAAATTGATGACATCCGCAACGAGGGTAAGCAAGATAAAGCGTACATGGGCAGTATGACAACTACTGAGTCTGACCCAGTTAGCGCGCCTAGTACGCCCAGTGTGCCTAAGCCTATTCGTCGGCGCCCCCCTGCGATGGAAGAAGCCCTGCAGGAAGTTCAAGACGGTAAAGACCGCAAAAAGATTTCCGATATGGGTTACAAAAAAGGTGGCTCTGTTCGTGGTTGGGGTAAAGCCCGTGGTGGGCGTGCTGCTAAGGTGTGCTGATATGAGAGCGAGTCGTGGTATGGGGAATATTAACCCCGCTAAAATGCCTAAAAACAAGGCTAGAAAACGCCGCGACTCTACGCCTCCTATGCAGTGTGTTAGAAACGCCCCAGTAAAGCCCACTATTAAAGGTAAGAAATGACCACTTCGGGTACTTCTAGCTTCAACCTCGACTTTACTGAGATTGCCGAGGAAGCGTGGGAACGTGCTGGGCGTGAGATGCGTACCGGATATGACCTACGCACTGCACGTCGTTCTATGAACTTGATGACTATCGAGTGGCAGAACCGTGGCATTAACATGTGGACTATTGACGAAGGCTCTATTGATCTAGTCACGGGTGTAGACGAGTACACACTCCCAGCGGATACGATCGACCTGCTAGACCACACAGTGCGTACAGGTGAAGGTAACGTATCTACACAATACGACCTCTCCATAACACGTATTAGCTCGTCAACATATTCCACTATTCCTAACAAACTCCAGCAGGGTCGCCCCATTCAAGTATGGATTCGCCGCCTGCGTGACGCCCCTACGATCGTAGTGTGGCCTATCCCTGATCAAGGCGTTGTGGGTGATCCATACTACGTGTTTAAATATTGGCGTATGCGTCGTATTGAGGATGCTGGGGCTGGTGTACAGACAGCGGACGTAAATTTCCGTTTCCTACCCGCGCTGACCGCAGGGTTAGCTTACTACATCGCTATGAAAGTCCCCGAGCTAATTGAGCGTATCCCAATGCTTAAGCAGGCTTACGACGAGCAGTTTAATCTAGCCGCAGGTGAAGATAGAGAAAAAGCGGCTATTCGTTTTATACCCCGCCGTTCGTACAGTGGGGGTGGTTAATGGGTAATCGGTACGCATCTAACAAGATTGCAATTGCTATATGTGACCGATGTGGGTTTCGTTTTCGTTTACAGAAGCTAAAGCAGCTAGTTATTAAAACTAAACAGGTTAACATACTAGTATGTAATGATTGTTGGGAACCAGATCAGCCGCAATTACAGTTAGGTATGTATCCTGTAGATGATCCGCAGGCGCTACGTAACCCAAGACCGGATAACACATACGTACAATCGGGCCTGCTTGAGGATGGTTCTATCGGGCAAGGCAGTCGTAATATTCAGTGGGGATGGAACCCTGTAGGTGGGTCTCGTGGGGTTGACGATGATTTAACCCCTAACTCACTGGTAGGATATGGGCAAATTGGCACAGTAACAGTAGTGACAACGTAAGGAGTTAGACATGGCAACAAAATCGACATCACCAACAACCTCCCCTCAGCAAGAGTTTAGAGATTTGGCAGTAACCGTTGGCAACACACGTAACAAAAACTACCCACCCGTGAAAACTAGCGGGATTAAGGTTCGTGGTACTGGCGCGGCTACTAAGGGCAGAATGGCACGGGGGCCAATGGCTTAAGGGGTAGTTTATGAACTATACCGAGTTGAAAGTCAACATCCAAGACATCTGTGAAAATGAGTTCACAGATGATCAGCTTGCTATGTTCACGCAGCAGGCAGAGCAGAAGATTTACAACACGGTGCAGATCCCCGCGTTACGTAAGAACGTGACGGGTACTACAACAACGGGCATAGCATATCTGCAAATACCGTCTGATTTTTTGTATTGCTATTCGCTAGCTATTATTGATGGTAGTGGTGACTACCATTTTCTGCTCAATAAAGATGTAAACTTTATACGTGAGGCATACCCATCTAATGGCGTGGCGGCACGTGCTCTACCTGCACACTACGCAAATTTTGATGACTCTTCGTTTGTTCTTGGCCCTACGCCAGATGCAGCTTACGCTGCGGAGCTTCATTATGGATATTACCCAGAGTCTATTGTCACTGCTGGTACAACGTGGCTTGGGGATGAGTTTGATTCCGCACTTCTGAACGGCACGCTTGTAGAGGCAATTAGGTTTATGAAGGGTGAGCAAGATGTTGTTGTTATGTACGAGAAGTTGTACCTACAGGCAATTGGGTTACTAAAGAATTTGGGCGATGGCAAACTACGGCAGGATGCGTATCGTTCAGGACAAGTTCGGCTTCCTGTCAGCTAAGGGGTAAAAAATGGCTATTACACAAGCAATGTGCACTTCGTTCAAACAAGAAATCTTGGTTGGAACACACAATTTCACACTTACCACAGGGGACGTTTTTAAAATCGCCCTGTACACCAGTGCGGCAACATTGAGTGCGGCTACTACGGCATATTCAGCAACTAATGAAGTGGCTGGTACAGGGTATACCGCTGGGGGTTTGGCACTCACCAACGTCACGCCGACTACATCAGGAACGACTGCCTATGTGGACTTCGCTGATGCCACATGGTCAACAGCCACCATTACGGCTCGCGGTGCTTTGATCTATAACAGTTCGCAGGCT